CGGCAAGTTGGGCAATGCTTCTGTTCACAAGGATGCGTTTGACCAGGGTGCGTTAGCGATTATCAACAGTACGTTTACGCCGCGCGGTATATGGGCGACGGCTTCTTCGTATGTTGTAAATGACGCTGTTGATTTTAATGGTGCGACTTATGTTGCTACGTCGGCGCATACATCGAGTGCTGCGTTTGCGACGGATAATGGTTTAAATCGTTGGTTATTGATAGCGAATGCTGCGATTTCGGGTACTGGATCGGCTGTTGACAAGTTTGAGGGCGATGCGTCTACGACGGTATTTACGTTATCTTATAGTTACACTGGGGAGACTGCGGTACAGGTTTTTGTTAATGGGGAGTTATTGAACCCTGTTGATGATTATACGTTATCTGGCACGACGTTAACGTTGTATACGGCTCCAGGTTTGCCTGTTGTTGCTGGCAATGAGAACGTGATTATTTGGGGTGCGTCTGTTGTTGCGCAGGCTGCGGCTGCTGATGCGTCTGGACATGAGAGCAATGCGAGTGGTTTTGCTGACGAGGCTCAGAGTTGGGCGAGTAAGATCAACGGGATTGTTGAGAGCACGGATTATTCTTCTAAGGCTTGGTCGATTGGCGGTACTGGCGTTGATACGGGTTCTGGTTCTTCTAAGGACTGGGCTAGTAAGCTTGGTGCTGTTGTTGGCAATACGAGTGAGTATTCGGCTAAGTATTGGGCGACACAGGGCGATGTACCTATTGTTGCTGCTGGCATTGCATCAATAAACACTGTTGCTGCGCAGATCACTCCTACAAATAACGTTGCTACGTTGGCTGGTATTAATGCTGCTGTTACGAATTTGAGCGGCATTAGTGCTGCTGTCTCTACGGTTAGCGGGATTAGTGCGGATGTATCTACTGTTGCGGCGTTAAGTTCTGCGAATTTAAATACTGTTGCGACTAATATTGGTTCTGTGGTGACTGTTGCGACGAACATAGCGAAGGTCATCACGGTTGCGAATGACTTGACTGAGGCTATTAGCGAGATTGAGACTGTTGCCGATGATTTGAATGAGGCGGTTAGTGAGATCGAGGTTGTTGCTGGTGCTATAACCAATGTTGGTTTGGTTGGCGGATCTATATCTTCTGTTAATACTTTGGCTGCGATTAACACTGCTGTTGTTGGTGTTAATGCGATTTCTGCGAATGTTACGGCGGTTAATAATATTAGCTCTAATATTGTGAGTGTTGACGGCAATTCGACGAACATTAACACTGTTGCCGCAGCATCCAGCAATATCAACGCAGTTGGCGGTTCGATAGCTAATGTGAATGTCGTTGCTGGAAGCCTTAGTAGCGTCAACTCATTTGGAAATCAGTACGAAGTTAGTGCAACTGAGCCTTCATCTCCCAACGAAGGTCTGCTTTGGTTCGACACATCAGTTGACATTATGAAGGTGTATGATGGTTCGGCGTTCCAGAACGCGGGTAGCTCTGTCAACGGCACGGTTGAGAGCAAGGCATACACGGTTGGCACGAACAGCGGCACTTACGCTGGTAGTTTAACGACGTTTCCGGCGACATATGACTCTGGCTATGTTCATACCTGGCTGAACGGCGTGAAGTTGGTCGATGGTGTAGATTTTACGGCCACCGGCGGCAGCAACATTGTTCTTAATTCTGCGGCAGCGACTGGTGATGTGGTCAGCATCGTTGCGTATGGCACTTTCTTACTCGCTGACCACTACAGCAAAACAGCAGTCGATGCTCTGATCGATGATGTAGAAACACTAGCATTGGCAGGAATGTAAAATGGCAATTAGCACCACAGTAATAGAGGCAAGCCTCACCACTAAATTAAACGCCACTACTGGCACAACGGATGGCAAGGAGTTCTTGCTTTTAGGCAAGGCCGTTGAGGCTCTTACGCCCACGGTTACGGTAGCATCCGTTATTGCAGAAGGAACTACGCAAGTAGGCCGTGTGACCACTGAGGGTAATACTCAGGTTGCTAACGTACAGGCGGCAGCGGCAGGATATGCACCAATCGCCAGCCCATCTTTCACTGGTACGGTCCAAGCTGTTGCACTGACGCTCTCAGGCGACCTCACGGTGAACGGTACGACAACCACGGTTAACAGCACTACGATGGACGTTGCAGACTTGAACATTACGGTTGCTTCTGGTGCGGCTAACGCTGCGGCGGCAAACGGCGCTGGCCTGACGGTTGCGGGTGCGTCTGCTACTATGTTGTATACGTCTGCTACGGATACTTGGGACTTCAACAAAGCAATCACAGGGACATACACGAACTTAAATCCAGTGGTTGTCACTGCAAGCGTTGTGACCTCACAAACCATCGACATGACCAAACCAATGCATCATTTTAACATGACGGGCGGCACGGCCTTCTCTGGTGTTAGCCTTGCGGCTGGTCGAACTGCGATGATGGTTCTGGATACGACTGCAACGCCGCATGTACCTACATGGTCAACAGACATTAAGTGGCCTGCCGCAACAGAACCCACATGGGCAGACAGCCGTTATTGGATTGTATCTATGACCTGTTTGAATGGAACAAGCGTACTGGCTTCGGCTTCCGGCTATACGGTTTAAGGGGGGTAAGCAGATGAGTTTACCTACAAACTTTTTTATTGGTCGTGGGGCCGGTGGCGGCTTGGCTTTTTCCGCAGACCGTATGCCCTTAGCTGATTTACCTTCACCAAGTAGCTTTACGGTAAACAACTCAAGCGCCGCCGGGTCTGGAGGTATGTTTGTAAATGCAGCCGGGAACTATATGTTTTTGTTCGAAGGTTCTATGGTTAGGAGATATACCTTCGGTTCAGCGCATAATTTAAGTACCTTGGGCACCATAGCGTCTGACGTTTGGTCCGTACCTAGCGGAAAAGGTAACAGGGCTTTTACAATGTCTGCTGACGGGCAGAAGTCTTTTACCATCAGTGAAACTCCCAAAGATTTATATCCTTGGACCCACAATGCTTACTTACCTAGCGGCGGATCTAATAATTCTCATTATGGTATAAGCACCCACGGAACTGAAGCATATCCTCACACTCTTAGATTTGATTCGACTGGAACAAAATTTATCATCCAATGGTATAGTGGCTCAAGTAAAGTACACTCTTATACTACATCAACTCCGTATGATTATGGAAGTTCTACCAGAATATCTACCAATACCATCAATAACGATGGTGTCAGGCAAATGGCTGTTTCTGATGATGGGACTTTTGCGTGTTATATGGTCCCCGGCGCTACTACTTTATACTCTTATTATATGTCAACTCCGTGGGATGTTAGTACCCTTTACGGTTTTCAGACACGCAGTAATTTCTTGTCGGGCGTCAATGTTGAGGGCTGCTTTATTGCAGATAAATACTTGTACATGGCTGGTGGAAATCAAATCAGACAATACGCTATATAAATTAAAAGGGAATACTCCTAATGAGTAAAGCAAGAGACTTAGCAGACCTTATCGCAGCGGGAATACTTGCGGATGGGGCTATTAGCGTATCGGAAATCAGTGACCTCACTGCTACTGCAAGTGACCTCAACAACGTGGCTGGCATTAACTCTTCAGTGCAAACACAGCTTGATGGTAAGCAAGCCGTAGTAGCTGGCGTAAGCAGTACAGAAATTGGCTACCTTGATGGTGTTACCTCTGCACTACAAACACAGCTAGACAACATTAGCGTTACCTCTGGTAGCCTCACGAAGTCTTTCACATCAGGTGAGACTGCAAACATTACCCTTGGTGCAGCTATAAGCCCAGCGCCTGTGGTGTCCGTTACTAAAGAAATAGCACAAGCGGGTATTGTCAGTAAGGGTGCTTGGGATGTGAATGCTACAGCGTCTAACTATGAACTGCATAACACTGCGTATGCTGCTACGTTGACTGCTGGCACGGTACTAGACCTTACAAGTTCAACATTTGATAGTAACCAAAGAAGCACTGGCGGATCATTTGGCCCTAGATTTTCTTCTGATGGTTTAAAGTTATTTGTTAATGACCAAGGTGCAAATAATATAAGGCAGTACAATTTAAGCACTGCTTGGCTTTTACCATCATCAGCAACACACACTACGTTTAGCACTGCCTCACAGGTTAGTGATGAAAATGGGTTTTGCTTCTCCGACAACGGTTTGCATTTTTATCTTTGTGACAGTGTTTATGGATCAAGCATTAATAACTTGCATCAATACAGTATAACAAGCGGCTATCCATATGATTTAGTTGGTTATGGTAGTTTTACAAGAACGATAAACATGACAGCCTTGGGCGAAGCCACCCCGCAAGTGAGGCCAATAAGTTCTGTTTTAGTGGAAGATAGTGGCACTAAAATGTATATTTTTAGTTCATCAGGTTCTTCTGCTTTAATAAGACAGTACACACTCAGCACTGCATATGACCCTAGCTCTGCTACCTATGACAATAAATCTTTTGATATTTACGCTGATTACGGATCAGGTGGTTATCTTGGTAACTCTTCACTTTCATCAGATGGCAAACAACTTTTAGTGGCTAATGGCGCAGACGATATAGTGATGCACTACACGCTAGGAACAGCTTGGGATATTAGTACAGCTTCTCGTATTGGTATCTATAACCCTTCCGAAGATGCTAACGTGTCAGGTGTACATCTAAAACCTGATAACTCTAAATTCTTTATGCTGGGCGGTTCTAACCAAACCTTTTATAGATACACCCTTGGTTCGTCTAACGCCCCCCTAACCCTCGGCTCAGGCTCCTTCGCATCCACAGACGTAGGCAAGCGCATAGTCGGCAACGGCGGTGATGTAATCCTAAAAAGTACGGCTGGTGCGTATAGTACGACAGGTGGTTCAGCGTTTACTGATGGCAGCACTATTGCGTCAGGCTCTTGGTCTATGCGTGGGCTAAAGTCGGCGGGTGCTTCTAGTGGGCTTACTATGACGGGTCTTTCTTCTATCTACAGCGTTTCTTCGCCCTCTTTTGTTAGCAGTCTGACACCTCCTAGTGGTTCTGACCACAGAGATGTTCGTGTCTCTCCAGACGGTACTGTCTTATTTACCGTAGAGGGTACGTCAATACAAAGAATGACACTTTCAACGGCTTACGACATTACAACAGGCTCTTACGCAGGCTCTTACAATGCAAATGGAGTTTCGTCTGCTTTTCAAGGCTTTGCCTTTAATCCAAATGGTCAGCAGCTTTACTTGATTGACTCAGGCGGTGAGCAAATCCATAGGGTTTATTTCCCCACTGGATTTGTTCTTTCAAACGAGACTCCACAGGCCAGTATTGGTGTTTATCTGGGTAATAGTTTAGGAATAGATATAAGTGATAATGGGCTACATATTTATGTTAGTTCGACAAATGGCCTAGTCACCCAAAAAGTTCTCAGTAATGCTTACAACTCAGGTGGAGGTTTTAGTGCGTCACATCAACTTGATGTCGGAGCGGCAAACCTTACGAGTAGTTATACTGGTGATAGATTAGAAGGGTTATCTATATCTCCTGATGGTACAAAATTATTGGTAGCGATTTATCCAAGCACTATCGCTGAGTATACTTTATCTACCCCATACTATGTTAGCAGTGCAACGCTTACGGCCTCTTACAGCACAGCCGCCAAATCAGCTTATAACACAGGTGTGGATTGGCTAAACAGCGGTTCTAACTTTGTCATATCTTCAAGACAAGATGCGTCAGGTTCCAGTGAAGATAAAGTACATATGTTTACTTCTTCGGCTTTTACTATGCCCACATCCCAATACCACATAGCCACCACTAACGCTGGCGGTCAGATAGCTACTAACTTCTGGACAGACCTAAACACGATGGTAGCCGATCAAGCTGCTGGGGGCGGCACAGTAAACTACGCAGTCTCGACAGATGATAAAACCACATGGTCAGTCATCAAGGAAGGCTCTGGTGTGCGTCCTATTGTGCGGAATAATAGCGGGACATGGCAGTATAATAATGAGCTAACAAGCACTAGCGCATTTGATCTGACAGCGGGTTCATTTACCAATACAGCGTATCAAAACAATGCACAGGATACTCAACAGTATGCTATTGCTGTTAAACCTGATGGTACTAAGATTTATACAATCGGTGTAAATACTGACGATATATTCGAATACTCTTTAAGCACTGCTTGGGATATAAGCACTATTAGTTACACTCAAAACTTTGATTTACTAGGAAGGGTTACTGTAGGGAGGGGGCTAGTTTTTAAACCTGATGGTACTGTATTTTACGTAACTGAGAACTCCGCTTCACAAAAAAGAGTTATTCAGTTTTCTATGACTACAGCATGGGACATTTCAACGGCTAGTTATGGTGGGTTAATAGAATTAAATCCTTACATCAGTGACATACGTTGGGTTGAGTTTAAATCTGACGGAACGGAAATGTACGTTTCAGATTATTCTCTTGGAAGAATCTATCAGTTTTCATTAAGCACAGCATGGGACGTGAGAACTATAAGCTACACAGGTATGTATACTGTACTTGGCAACAGTGCGCTGGCTTGTTTCAAACTTAATAATGATGGAACAAAACTATACGCATATAATTACAGTGGAGGTGACGTATATCAGTATTCACTAAGTACAGCATGGGATATAACTACAGCATCTTCTGACTCAATAGGCAAGTCTTTGGACATGGGGTCATACAGCAAGCCAAGCACTTTTGCTTTAGATGTTACTAGCGGCAATATGGTAGCTATGCGAAGTGAGCATATACTTCCTTGGACAGGGTTTGTTTCAACCACTACTACTTACATTACAACTCCTGTCTGGGCTAACGCCACAACTAACGATGAGTTCTATGCACTACAGCAAGCACTAGGTGCACAAGCATTTAACCGCATGGACAAGACGCAGCTAGATGCCGTGACTGACCCTAATCACTACACTCTGGGTAATACACTTGACCTAATGATTGCTTTGTATCTGCCTAGTAGTGGCACAAGCCCAACGGCTGACGGTGTGACAATCAACTACGATGCACAGGCACTTAATCAGGGTGCAGTGTTAGGTACTGACTATGATTATGACTTCCCTAACAGCACAACGGTTCGGGTTACATCTAATGCTGCACAGAACTTGAAGGTAAGGGTTGTTTAATATGGACAAACGCACTGTATCATCCGCGCATGAACGGATTGATGGACTTGAGAAAGAGGTGATCGCTATCAAAACTGAGGTTCGTATCCAGTTCAAGGATTTGTTTGGTCGTGTTAAGCGCATGGAAACAATCATGATTGGCACAACTGGTTTCATCATTGCGCTCTTAGTAGCTGTCTTGATGAAGATGTAAGATGATAGAGGTACTGGCGTTAGCAAGTGCAGTCAGCACTATTGCTGGTGGCATTTCTAGTGCCATACAAGCGGGTAAGGACGTGAACAGCGTCATGCCACAATTTGGCAAGTTGGCTGATCTGGAAGCCCAAATTGGCATTGCCGAAAGCGGCAAACACAAGGGTCCATTAGGAAGACTATCTGCAAGCCAAAATGAAGGCTACGCTATAGCGTCTGCAAAACTAGCCCACAAGGAAGCTATGGATCGCCTTCGCTCTGATTGCAGATTGTATGGAAGTCCTGGGCTTTGGGAGTCGGTGGTTCACGAAACGGCCAAAGCGCGAAAAAGACACAAAGATGCGCTCGAAGAGCAAGCTGCAAAGCGTGACAAGATATTCTACTTTGTAATTGTTGTTGTCGCAGTGTTGCTGTGCGCTTTGGGAACAGCCGGATTATTCTGGGGCGCGGCTATCCTCGCAAAGGAGATCAGATGATCTGGTTTTTGCTCTGGGTTCAATTCATAAACAACAACCTGACATCATACAATCTGGGGCATTTTCCTAGCGAGGCCCTTTGCGAGGATGCAAAATATGAAGCTTCTGTTTTAATTACTAGCAGCACAACAGCGCTTTATTGTTTTAAAGCAAAGCCGAAAGGGTAATCAATGCAAAGTGAATACGATCTCAACGGCAACGGCAAGATTGATCCAGACGAGCG